ATGGCAGAAAGTTATAGCTCAAACATTTCTTGATAACAATTTAGCTATTGAAGTAAAAGTTTCTGAACCTGAGTCTAAAAAAGTAGTTGTAAAAGAAAAGAAAGCGCCTAAAGTAACCAAGAAGAAAACTTCTAAGAAGAAATAAATTATGGCTCGTTCCATCGGNTCNANTTTTCTTTCACAGTTAAATAGCTCACAGTTAAGACCTTTCTATGCTATTAAGATGAACTTTACCAGTGGAACATTACTACTGAATACGACTTATAATGACTTAGTTATTGGTGGTAATACTTATCTAGCATCAGGTCATATACTAGATATTTCTCCTATTAGCGAGTCCTCAGATACAAGGGCAGTAGGAATGAATATATCTTTAAATAGCGTAGACTCATCAATACTATCAGCAGGTTTAACAGAAGATACTGCTGGAATGGTCGTTGAAGTTCATTTTGGAGTTCTAACTACTACCAGTAATGCTGATGCAATCGTTGATACACCCTATAAAGTATTTGAGGGTTTTATAGATACAATGGTGTTAAATGAAGATGGTCAAAATTCTACATTAAAGTTTTCTATTGAAAATAAATTAATTACACTAGAAAGACCTACTGATAGAAGATTTACAGATCAAGATCAGCAAGAAATATTCCCAAATGATAAAGGTTGTGAATTTGTTACAAGTTTACAAGATAAATCAGTTGCGTGGGGTGCTGGTGTAGAGATACCAGCTAAAACAACATAAGTTATGACAACAGAAATTGAAGAAGTCGTAAATTTTTATCAAAGTTTTGATAAATACAAACATCTAAAGAAAAAGTTACTAAGGAATCACCTTACCAAGTCTTTTGAATACAAACAATATAAGATACACAGGAAAGATAATAAGATAGTCGCTTTCACTAACTGGATTTTTTTAAGCAAAGAGCATGAAGATCACTTTGAAAATTATGGTCAAATATTAAATCATTTTTGGAACTCAGGAGATAGATGTTGGATAATAGACTCTGTATCAGATGATAGTTATTTTAATATGGTTTATGATTGGGCTAAGACATATTTTGGGAAAGAATTGCAACTTGATTCTGTATCTTGGTTAAAAGTTGGTAATGATTATAAAGTGAGCAGTATACACAAAAAATATAACAGAAAGGAATATAGATAATGGGAAGTACAGTAAACAGTTTAATCAGTGTAATAACAATGGCAGTTGTTGCAGTTTATTCTCCTCAACTTGCCTTTACTATGGCAGGTTTAAAGGCAGGAGCTATTATTGTAGCTACTGTTGTTATTGGCTCTGCATTATCAGTACAACCTAGAGCAAGAAATTCATCTCTACAACAAAGATCATATCAATCACAAACATCTAATAGGTCATTAATGATAAGACAACCTATTATGGCAAGAGATATGGTTTATGGAACTACTAAAAAATCAGGTGGTATCTTATTTTTAGAAACTACTGATAATAATAAATATCTGCATATGATAGTTCAGATAGCTGGTCATGAGATAGAAGAATATACAACAATTTATTTTAATGATGAGCCTTTAACAATTACATCAATGGGTACTGATGCTAATGGTATTGTTCAATATCGTGTTGCATCTCAACCATATACAGGAGATTCTATTTTTGATGATGGTAGACAAACTGTCAGAATCAAACTTCATAAAGGTTTAGATGACCAACAGGCAGATGCAGATTTAGTAGCTGAAACTCAAAAATGGACAACTGCTCATAGATTACAAGGTATAGCATACATCTATTGTAGAATTGCGTATGACCCTGATGTATTCCCAAATGGATTGCCTAACATTAGTGCTGAAATAAAAGGTAAAAAAGTATTAGATTTTAGAACTGGCTCTACTGTATTTTCTGCTAACCCAGCATTATGCCTTTATGATTATTTTACTGATACAAGAATTGGTCTAGGCGTTGATACTTCTAGTATGGATACAACTTCATTTACTACTTTAGCTAATGTTTGTGATGAGAATGTTACCTTATCAGGTGGTGGCACTGAAAAAAGATATGAATGTCATGGCATAGTTTATTCAGACATAGCTCCTATGGAAATACTTGATAATATTTTAACTTCTTTTGTAGGTGCTTTATCTTATTCTAATGGAAAATTTATTGTAAAAGGTGGTCAGTATGTATCTCCCACTATTACTCTAACTGAAGATGAAATGATAGGCACAATGAATTTAGTTACTAAACAATCAAGGAAAGATACTTTTAACACTGTCAAAGGATTATTTACATCTGATGAAACCAGTTGGCAACCCACAGATTATCCTATGGTTACAAGTTCTAGTTTAGTAGAAGATGATGGAGAAACTATTTATGCAGATATAGATTTACCTTTCACAAAGTCTAGTGCTATGGCTCAAAGACTAGCCAAGATAGTTCTTTTTAAAAATAGGCAACAAATACAACTTACTTGCAAAGTAAATATGAAAGGTTTTAGTTTACAAGTTGGTGATACAGTTAATATTACTAATACTAGACTTGGTTTTACTAATAAAGTTTTTGAAGTAGCAGATTGGTCTTTTGTTATGAGTCCACAAGATGTAGGTATTAATTTAACTTTAAAAGAAACAGAATCATCAGTATATACTTGGAACGCAGAAGAAAAAGACTTTTCATTAGATAATACAACCTTACCAAGAGCAACAGATGTATCTCCACCTAGTATAACAGCAGTAGATGAATTAAGGACATTTGCTGAAACACCTATAGCAGTATTAATAGTTACTTGTGCTAGTAATCAGGGAACAACCAACGAATTTGAAGTTGAGGCACAAAACACTAATATCGCTGGTAGTGATTTTATTAATCTAGGAAAATCTCGTGGAAATATATTTGAGTTAGTTAATGCTCAAGATGGTGCTGTTTATAATATTAGAGCAAGATCAGTAAACGCTTTTAATGTTTATTCTTCATATACAACGATTCAACATACTGTAGTTGGTAAAACTGCACCACCATCAGATGTAACTAATTTCTCAGTTAACATTATTAATGGTCAAGCAGAGTTATCTTGGACACCAGTGTCAGACTTGGATTTAAGTCATTATGTTGTTAGACATACACCTGATACAACAAGTGCTAGTTTTGAAGAGGGTCAAATATTAGCTCAAAAAGTATCTAAACCTGCCTCTACTGTATCTTTACCAGCTAGAACTGGAACATATATGATTAAAGCAGTAGATGTATTAGGAATTGAAAGTTTAATTTCTACAAAATCAGCAGTTATATTAAATCAAATTGATTATAATTTTAATGTTGTAGAAACTTCTACTCAATCACCAAATTTTACTGCTGGTACTAAATCTGATGTTGATGTTGTTACAAGAGATAGTGTTAATTATTTGCAACTCTTAACAGGAGAATTATTTGATGATGCCAGTGGAAACTTTGACTCACAATTAGGTCTATTTGATGATGGTGGTGATACCAATAATAATGTAGAGGGAACTTATGATTTCCCTGTAATAGATGTAGGTGGCATATATACCTCAAGAGTAACAATAAATTTAGGCTTTAATAGGTTTGACCCAACAACTGTATTTGACAGTTTTGATGGCAATTTTGATGCGAGAGAAGGTCTTTTTGATGGTGCATATACTGAAAATAGTGATGTAAATGTTGAGATGTTGATATCAACCAGTAATGACAACATTACATACACTGATTATAGAAATTATGTACTTGGAGATTACAAAGCAAGATATATAAAACTCAGAGCAAAATTAACTACAACATCAGCAACTTCTACTCCAGCTATACATACTTTATCTGCTACAGTTGACATGCCTGATAGAGTTTATGGTGAAAGCGATATATCTAGTGGAACATCTCCTAGTGGCAAAGCAGTAACTTATTCTCCAGCATTTAAATCAGTACAAGCATTGGGTATAACAGTATCTAACTTAGATCAGAATGAACATTATGTAATTAGCAATAAATCTGCTACAGGATTTACTGTAACTTTCTATCAAGGAAGTGGAACTGGTAATGTTATTGATAGAACTTTTGACTATCAAGCTAAAGGTTATGGATATCTTGAAAGCAGTTAGTCAATGTGAGAGAATAAAACAACTTATGGAGTTTATAAATAGATGAGTCAACACGATTATGATATAGCCAATCAGACGTTTCCTAACACAAGGTCTGATTTAAACCTTGCACTCAAAGCATTAGCAAGTACATCAAGTGGCACTTCAGTTCCCTCTACAGTATACGCAAATCAATTATGGTATGACAGTTCTGCTAATATTCTTTATATAAGAAATGAAGATAATGATGCAAACATCACTATTATGGAGTTAAATCAATCCAACGATACTGTAGAATATTTTAAATCTAACTCTATCAGAACAGCATTAATCGAGTTCACAGATGGTGATGATGCCTTAACTATTGGAGATGGTGGCACGTTAACTACATCTAGTAGTTTAGATGTAAATGGTAACGAATTGATTTTAGATGCTGATGCAGATACGAGTATTACTGCTGATACAGATGACCAAATAGATATTAAAATTGCTAATGCTGATGATTTTAGATTTACAGCTAACAGTTTCAATGCTCTATCAGGCTCATCTATAGTTGTTGATTCAGGAGCAACTTTAACCTTAAATGGTACTGCTGGAGCAGGATTAGTTGGTAAACAGTCTATATGGATTCCAGCAACAGCAATGTATCCTAACACAACTAATGGTTGTGCTACTTTAGCACAAGTAGAATTAGCTAATGGAGTAGAATTAAAAGTTTTAGACTTTGATGCAAGTGCTGATGAAAATGCACAGTTTTCAATAGCATTTCCTAAACTATGGAATGAGGGAACAGTTACTTTTCAAGCATTTTTTACAGTAACAGGCACAAATACTGGAACAGTAGCATGGGGTCTATCAGCAGTAGCTATTGCAGATAATGACTCTATTAACACTGCATTTGGAACTAACGTAGTGGCAACTGCTAAAGCTCATAGTGGAACGTCAAATGATCTAGATGTTTCTGCTGAAAGTGGCGCAGTAACTATTGCTGGTTCTCCAAGTGTAAATGAAACTTGTTTTTTTCAATTAATGAGAGATGTATCAGCAGACACTCAAACAGGAGATGCTAGGTTGGTTGGCATTAAATTATTCTTTACAACTGATGCACTAACAGATGCTTAGGAGCTAAAATGTTCGGTTATAGAGTACTTGGTTTTGGTGGATTTACGAGAGAAGATGCACCTACATTTGAAGTTCTAGTAGTCGCTGGTGGTGGCTCAGGTGGGGCAGATGATGGTGGTGGAGGTGGTGCTGGTGGTGTTGTTCATCACACAGCAAAAGAATTAGATTCAGGAACAAACTACACAGTAACCATTGGTGCTGGTGCAACAGCTAGTCCAAATAATTCAACAGTAAACTCAGGTTCTAACTCAGTATTTTCAGACATAACTGCTAATGGTGGTGGTGGTGGAGCAGTACAATTTGCAGAGGCTGATGATGGTGGTTCAGGTGGTGGAGCTAGAAGAACTACTAATGTGAATAATGATGGTGGCTCTGCAACACAAGGTGATAGTGGTGGTGGAACAGGATATGGTTTTGATGGTGGCTCAACTACTGGTGGATTTTCCAATGGTGGTGGTGGTGCTGGTGAGGCTGGTGGTACTGATGCAAATGGTGCTGGTGGTGATGGTAGAGATTTTTCATCAAGTTTTGGAACGTCTGTAGGAGCAGACTCAGGTTATTTTGGTGGTGGTGGCTCTACTTCAGGTGGAACTTCTGCTGGTAATCAAGCTGGTGGGCTAGGTGGTGGTGGAGCATCTGTAGATGATTCAGGTTATCCACAAGACGCTGGTAATGCTGGTACAGCTAATACAGGTGGTGGTGGAGGTGGTGCAGGTGACGCTTCGACTCCAGGTGGTGCTGGTGGTTCAGGAGTAGTTATTTTAAAATATCCTGATACAGTTACATTAACAATAGGTGGTGGGCTTACAAGTTCTACATCTTCTTCAGGTGGCTTTAAACAAACAGTGTTTACTGCTGGTTCTGATAACATAAGTTTTTAATATGGCATATTACGCATTAATAGATTCAAATAACATAGTTACTCAAGTTATAAAGGGTAATGATGAGGGTGGCGATACTGATTGGGAAGTTTATTATGGCAACTTTCATGGTTGTACTGTAAAAAGAACTTCTTACAATACTTTTGGTAACGTACACGCTGGTGGTGGAACGCCTTTCAGAAAGAATTTTGCTGGAATTGGTTACACTTATGATTCAACAAAAGATGCTTTTATAGCACCTAGACCAAGTGATACAGAAGAGATTACTTGGACTCTTAACAATACAACTTGTTTATGGGAATCAAGTGAAAAATAAGATAGTATGTTTTATTAGGAGATAATTAATGGCAGGACTTAAAGTACATACAGCTCAAACAGATTCAGCAATTACTTTAGCTGAGTTAAAAGCATATCTAAAAGTTGATTCTAGTGATGATGATACTGTTTTAAATATTATAAAACAGGCAGTAGATTCTTGGGCTAAAGAATATACGAATAGAACTTTATGTACTACTGTTTATGAACTTTTTATAGATACTGTTTATGATGTTGATGTAAGAGTACAAGAGGGTTCTTACTTAGGAATAGATCAAGACTTTTCAAGAAGAAATATTATATTACCTAAATCACCAGTATCAGCAATTAATCATGTTAAATATTATGCAGATGATGATAGCGCTACAACTTGGGCTACTTCTAATTATCGACTAGATAATGCAAGTCAACCTAGTAAATTTACTTTACAGACTGGAGTATCTTATCCAACTGGACTAAGACCAGTGAATGGTATTGAGATTAAATATACTGCTGGTTATGGTGATAATACTGCTGTTCCTATGCAAATAAAACAAGCGTGTTTAATATATGGAAGTTATTTATTTGAAAGAAGAGGAGATGATGAGAAAGCAATTAAAGCTCCTTACTCAGCAACAGCATTACTACAACCTTTTGTAGTAAGACAGCTATCTACTAATCCATATAGAGGCACTTCACATTATGGTGGCATGAGATAATGTATTTAGGCGAGTTTAGAAATAGAGTCGCTTTGCAAACTCTTGGTGGGTCTACAGATGCAGGTGGTGGTCAATCATCAACCTATTCAACACAAGCAACAGTATGGTCTAAAGTAGAGCCATTATCAGGCTCAGAGGGTCTATTTGGAGATCAGTTAAGAGCAACACAAGGATTTAAGTTTACAATCAGGTACTATTCAGCACTAACGCCTAAATATAGGTTATATTATAGGTCTAAGGCATTTAATATCACCAGCATACAAATTGTTGATGAGGGTAAAGAAAGATATCAAGAGATAATAGCAACTGAGGGAGTAGCTACATAATGGCTAAACAAGGTATAAAGGTTTCTATGTTTTCTAACATAGAGAAAAATGTAATAAAAGCTGAAAAACTTTATCAGTTAAATGCCTCAAGGCATGTAAACAGAGTAGCAACTAATTTTAGAAACGATATTATGAGAAGTATGCAACAAACACCTAAAGATGGTAGAGAATACCCAAGAGGCAAGAAAACTCATGTTGCATCTTCACAAGGTAATCCACCAGCTATTGATACTGGTAGATTAATTAACTCTATTACCACTAGACTTGCAACAGCAAGTAATAAACCTAGCGCAACAGTTATCTCTAATATGGACTATTCAGCAAGACTAGAACTTGTTTTAGATCGACCATTTATGGGAGATGAATCTATTGCGTACAATAAAGCAAGAATATTTGCTAATAAAATTGCTAAACAAGTTTCTATAGATAAACAATTTAAACCAATTAAGGTTGCACCAGCAAAGGTTAGATAATGGGATATCATTCATTCGATCTACAATCAGCTATATATTCTCTGTTATCAGGAGATAGCACCTTAGATGGTCTAATAGGTAATAATAAAATATTTGACAGCATAGCGCCTCAAGACACAGCATATCCATATGTAATTATTGGTCTTGAAACAATGAGAGATGTTGGTACAAAAACCCTTGATGGTAATGTCTACAATGTTGATATTGATGTATGGTCACAATATCGTGGACAGAAAGAAATCAAGGAAATAATGGAAAGAATTTACAATCTATTGAATAATGCTACAATAAGCGTAAGTGGTGCAAGTAGTGTTATGAGCTATGTTGTAAACGCAGTCACATTAACAGAAGTTGATGGGATAACAAGACATGGTATAGTGAATGTAGATTTCACTATATTTGATAGTTAATTTAAGAGGTAATATAAATGGCAGTACAAAAAGGTAGTGCATTATTAGTTAAAATTGGAACGCTGGTTCACCTGAAGCATTTACAACTGTAGCAGGTCTAAGAGATACAAGCATATCTATAAATTCTGAAACTATTGATGTAACAAATAAAGACTCAGCAAGAGTAAGAGAATTATTGGCAGACGCAGGAATTAAATCATTTTCTATTTCAGGAAGTGGAGTATTTACAGATGGAGCATCTGAACAATCTGTTTTAACAGCATTTTCAGCATCAACATTTAGTAATTTTCAATTCTTAGTACCTGATTTCAATACATTTACTGGTGCGTTCCAAGTAACAGCTATTGAATACAGTGGTACTTATAATGATGCAGTTCAATATTCTATGAGCTTTGAATCTGCTGGTGCAGTAACAATAGCGACAGTTTAATATGTGGGTTGAAAAGAAAATATCTATTAATGAAAAGGAACATACTTGTCTTGTTAATGACAATGAAATTGAAGTACCTTTTTTTAAAGGATATGAAAACACTCTTGAAGTAACTATTGATGGAAAAACATCACCTGTATTATCTTTGAATAATGTGGGTGATAGAGATGAAACAATTAAAATTGAGGTAAAGGTAAATGAGCATAAATCCGATAAAAGCAGAAAAACTACTAAACTTTCCAAATGATGTAAGCTATAAAGCTCGTATGTCATTGGACACTATGATAAGAATTGAGAACGCATTAGGTTGCGCTCTTCTTAAATTAGGTAATAGATTAGCAGGTGGTGATCTAACTTTAAGTGAATGTATCACTATACTAACCCTTGCAATTAGAGCAGGTGGTAATGATGTTAAAGATAATGATGTTAAACGCATTGTAGATCAAATAGGGATTATTGAGGGTATAAAAATAACAGGAGAGTTAATTGCTCTTGGTTTAAACGCCTCTGAATCTTCTGAAGAATCCTCATCAGAAAAAAAAAATTAGCCACAGATGAATACTTACCTGTTGATAGGTGGCTAGAAATTCTGATTGGAATGATGCACTTGCCACCCTCAGAGGTATGGAATATGTCAATAAAAGAAATCACTATAGCCATAAATGGTTTTAAAGAATATAATACAGGTAAGAAATCTGACCCTATGACTAAGGCAGAACTGGAAAAACTAAAGGAAAGATATCCTGATTATTAATATATGGCAACAGAATTAGATAAACTGATAGTAAAGATTGAGGCAGATTTAGGTGATCTTAAAAAAGGTCTAAATCAAGCAAACAATCAAATCAAATCATCTTCAGGCAAGATGAGTAATTCCTTTAATCAATTAGGCAATACTCTTGATAGAGTAGGCAAGAGAGTTATTGTTTTTGGTGGTTTAATAGCTGGTGCGTTTGGCGCTATTCAAGTTAAAAAAGTTGTAGATGTTGGTCGACAGATTGAAGATTTACAAGTTAGGTTAAAAGCATTATTTGGCACAGCACAAGAGGGTGCAAAAGCGTTTGATGTAATGGTCAAGTTTGCAGGTCGTGTTCCTTTTACTCTAAATGATATACAACAAGCATCAGGAAACTTAGCTGTTGTAGCTAAAGATGCAGAAGAACTAGCAGAAATATTAGAAATCACAGGTAATGTTGCAGGTGCAACTGGGCTAGACTTTACTCAGACAGCAGAACAAATACAAAGATCGTTTGCTGGTGGTATTGCTAGTGCTGATGTATTTAGGGAACGAGGCGTTAGATCAATGCTTAATTTTCAAGCAGGAGCAGAAGTTTCAGCTAGTGAAACCATAAGAGCATTTAAAGAAAAATTTGGCAAAGGTGGTGAGTTTGGAAACGTTACCAATGACTTAGCTAATACCTTAACAGGTACTTTATCAATGCTTGAAGATAAACTATTTCAGTTTAGAAAAGCAATATCAGATGAATTTACAGTTGTATTAAAAGAAAACTTTAAAGAATTAAATAAATCTTTTGATGAGTCATCTAAACAAATAGAAGAATTAGGAAAAAGTATAGGTAAAGAATTAGGAGATGCTTTAACATTTTTAGTAAATAATATTGAAGAACTTACTACAGTACTAAAGGGATTAGGTTATGTATTAATAAGTGCAGTTGGAGTTGCAATATTTGAGCTTATCAAACGTGCAAATATACTTGCTCTATCATTAACTGGTTTAATTCTAGCATATAATGAATTATCAGGTGCAGTGGAAAAAATACAAGAGTTTGATAAAAAAGCAGAAGAACAATATAAGAGAAGTGCAAAAGCATTAAATTTACAAGATGAAGAGTTGCAAAATGCTTTTAAAACTTTTAGTGATTATTTAATGATAATGGATTCAGTAGGAAAATCAGTAGAAAAAACTAATGAGCAATTTGAATTTATTATAGCTACAGAGAATCAAATAAAAGATATAACAGATAAAGTTGGTAAAACTTTTGATAATGCAGGAGAAGATATTTCTAAAGCATTAGGTAAATCAGTTGTAGAGGGTGAAAACTTTGGTGATGCAATGAAAAACATATTTAGAGATGTAGCCTCTGAAATAGTAGCAACCATTTCTCAAATCTTAATAATTGAGCCTATGATAAGAAGTTTAAAAGCATCATTATCAGGAATAACTGGTGGTGGAAGTCTTGGTATAGGTGGTGTAATAGGCAATATTGCTGGAGCTATTTTTGGTGGTGGAAAAGCAACAGGTGGCTATGTAGCTCCTAATGTACCTGTTATGGTAGGAGAAAGAGGAGCAGAAATGTTTGTGCCTACTGGTGGTGGACATATCGTTCCAAATAACCAAATGGGTGGACAAGGTGTTACAATAAATCAACATTTAAACTTTAGCACAGGAGTTGTACCAACAGTGAGAGCAGAAGTAATGAATTTAATGCCACAGATCAAACAAGAAACTGTAACTGCTGTTGCAGAGGCAAGGACTCGTGGTGGAGCATTTTCTAGGACGTTTGGTGCATAATGACTCAACCTAGCTATCCTTTAACCATACCTAACAGTCCTAGTAATTTTACAACTAGTGAATGGACTATTAGAAGAACTGTAGCTGTTAGCACATCTCCATTTACTTATGGTTCTCAAGCATCAGACTTTGGTGGTTCTCAATGGGCGACTACAGTCCAATTACCACCTATGAAAAGAGAAGATGCTGTTGCATGGCAAGTATTCTTTATGCAGTTACATGGTAGATTAGGAACATTTAAACTTGGCGACCCTGATGCTAAAACGATTAGAGGTGGGCTAAATTCTATAATTAATGTTAATGGCGTTCATTCTGTAGGAGCTTATTCAATAGCTATAGAAAATGCTACTGCAAGTACGCTGATATTTAAGGTTGGTGATTACATACAGTTTGGTTCAGGTGCTACTCAAAAACTACATATGGTTACAGCAGACTGTACCTCTAATGGCACTGGACAAGCTACAGTAGAGATTGAGCCACCATTAAAAAGTGCTTTAGCTGATGATAGTTCTATAAATTATACTAACACCCAAGCAATCATGAGAATGGACTCAAATGATCTAACATGGAACGCTGATAAAGTATCTCTTTATGGCATATCTTTTAGTTGCTCTGAGGCTCTCTAATAGCTCGTTTTTGACCATTTTATTATAAATGGCTAACAATATACCTTATTTTGTTTTAGCCTCTATATAATACTCAGCAAATTGTTTACCAGTGGGATTGACTACCATTCTTGTCACAATCTTATATCCATCTGATCTAAGGTTATTTATTCTACTGGCTAACC